ATCGGCATGTTGTACGCACATGTGACGCACACCGGCGTGCTGTGAATGTACCGGATGTCGTTCACGCTGCCGCAGAACGCGCAACCAGGCGCGTACTTGCGCAGGATGATGTTGTCCGCGTCGATATAGATCTCCATGGGATCTCCCGTCCGGATACCCCTCGTCTGGCGCAGTTCCTTCGGCAGCACGATGCGGCCGAGGTCATCACACCTCCTGACGATTCCTGTTGCTTTCATTGGTTTCTCCTTTCTCTTGACCTATCTGGCCAGCATCTGGGCGAGCGCCACGGCGCTGATGCCCTCTTTCCCGCTGACGTTGTACCGCTCGCGGCACACCCGTCGGCTTTGCCCTGTATAATTGCTGACGTCTGTCACCGTCAGCACCCGGCGGCCGCCGGTGAACTTCAAGATTTCCTCCAGTTCAAGCCGGAAGGTTTCTTTTTCTCGCGGCATATGTACCTCTCTCCTTTTCGAAATTGCTTTCTGCGGCGTCATGCCAGAAGTTTCGACCACGCCAGAATCACCAACGTGATCGAATTCAGTAGCGTCGCTATGGATAATAGGGTGTATCCAGCTCTTGTTGGCTTCATAGAATTCGCCCTTTTGTTTCTTCCTTACGCTAAATGTGCTATTGCGCTTGATATTTAGCGCAATATGTTGTATATTTAATGTATGCCGTGTTACCAGCACGGCGTACAATTCTCCAAAGAAAGGAGGCAGCACATTGCGCAATTCCAAGCAGACAAGCGCCAGAGCCGCGACTGCGGCGTCGAAGGTGCTTCGTGACGGTCGAACCGGCAAGGCCAGCAAGACCGCCGCTGCGAGCGCTCTTGCACAGCGCCCCAGCAAAAAAACGAAATAATCTACCAGCTGAGCGAGGTGTTTTATGCGCCTCGCTCTTCCCTTTCTTCCCGGAACAGTGCTTCGATACTGCACGATGGAAAGAACTGATCGCGCACCCGGAACGCCTCGTCCAGATGCAGCGGCGATCTGCCCGCCAGTTTCCGCGCCATCGTGTCCCGACTGATGTGCAGCGCTTTCGCCATCTGGCCGATACCGATATTCCCACGTGCCATTTCTGCCCGCAGATTTACGTAATGGATGTTGGAATAGTTCATTTGGTTCACCTCCAATCGAACAAATTTCATGCAAAACCATCTGCAAAGTCTTGCGGATGTTTTTTACTTAGTAACTTAGAAAGTTACTGTGAGCGCAAAAAAATATCTGCTGGATTGTCAATCCGAAGGAGGTCTATCATTTTTTCGGCCTCATCCGTCCCGAACTTCCCATTCTTCATCTTTGTGTAGAATGTTTTCTCACTAATTCCAATCGCTTTCGCGACTTCTCTCTGCGACATCCCCCGTTCCGAGATGATTCCCCTGAGTTTTGCCACGTTCATATTTTCACCTCCATTGGTAACTTTTTAAGTTACTTATATTTTTACACCACAGATGGTGACTTGTCAAGTCATTTTTTACTTGATTTGCGAAAAAAATGTGATACAATCGAGTTACAGATCAAGAAAGGTGACATTACAATGACAATCGGAGAAAGAATCAAGGCCGCACGCGAATCGGCAAACCTCACGCAAGAAGAGCTCGGCTCAAAATGCGGCACTACTAAGCAGACTATTTATAAATATGAAATTGGCAAAGTAACGAATATCCCGCTCGACCGGCTAGAAAAAATTGCGGAAGCAGTCGGCGTATCCGCTGCATATCTCATGGGGTGGAATGATGAGCAAGGAAACGCGCAGCTTAACAATCGCAAAAACGTCGTCCGCATTGCCGGCCGCGACGGCAGTTTCATCGAAAAAAATTTGAGCGACGAACAAGTCGCCGCTCTGAAAGCACTCATTGACCAACTCCCGGAAGCCGATGACCTCTGATATAATCTGCAAACTGATCGTATACCAGCCGCTCGAGCGGTGAGGTCAAAAAGCGCTGCCGCCGGTAAAGCTCCTGCATGCGCGTCCAACGGAATTCGGCAGCCGCTCGGCTGATGTCGCACAGACGCTCGATGTCCTCGGCAGACTGCACGCCGCAGCCCCAGAGCACACAGGCCGGGGCAAGCAGACGCGAGGCAAACACGTTGGCCGCCTGCTCGATGGGATTGTCGTCCGGGGCTGGCTCACGGCACACGAGGTCATACCGGCCGACGTGGCCCAGGATGATGTGGCCCAGCTCATGCGCGCAGGTAAAGCGCTGCCGCGCCGGGATCGCCAAGCTGGACACCATGATCGTCGGCGCGCCGCCGATGACGGTGGACATGCCGTCGTTGCTGTCTCGCTCGGCCGGCGTATACCTCCGCACGGACACGCCCAGCGCGCGGCACACGCCGCTGATCCTGACCGGCAGCTCTGTCACCTCGCAGTCGATCAGGATGCGCCACGACGCATCGCGCGCGTCTTTGTAGTCTTGATAGTTCACCTTTCATCGCCTCCGCGCTTATTATGCGCAGGGGCGACGGCGTGGCACAGTCCCTTTTATCGTACATCAAAGAAAGAATAGACATTTCGACCATAAAATGATAAAATTGTCGTAAACCGCCGGAAACGGCGAGAAAAACGAGAGGAAGAGTGTCTATGAAAAAGTGCAATCCAAAACTGACTAGGGTACTCGCTACGCTTGTTGCCGTTGTAGTGCTGCTTTCGCTATCTGCATGCAGCCTCACACGGACACCCGCGAAGGATGTAGTAGAGGCCGCGCTGAAAGCGGCTCAAACGGTTGACACGGAAGCAATCCATACTTACTGGGGCGGTGGCTCTTTTAAGGATCTCGAATCGGATGAGGATCAGGAGACACGGCTTGAAATTATGAAGTTGATGCTCGGCGGCATGACGTATAACATCGTCAACTCCGTTGAAGACGCCAAAGCCGGCGTTGCCACTGTTACCGTTGAGATTACGAACGTTGATATGCAAAAAATCATGACTTCCTTTCTCACGCAGATGCTTTCCAAAGCTTTTTCATATGCGTTCTTGCCCGAGGATCAGCAGCCGACCGACGAAGAAATGGATGCCATGTATCTTGCGGATTTAACATCACTCCTCTCCCAGGATAACAATCCGACTGTTACCAACACCGTTGATATTGAGCTGAACCTTGTCGATAATGCGTGGAAAATTGTTCCCTCTGAAGAAGCCGTCGACGCCATGCTGGGCGGTATCAGTTCGTTCACGGATGCTTTGGAAAACGCTGTGACCTTTGATGAAGGATGAAATCTATAGCATCATGTACCGCCTGGTCCACAAATACGGCTGGAATTGGAGTCTCACGCGCGGCCTCATCAATCGCCGGTTCGGCACGAACTACACCGCCGATGAGCTGAAAGAGCTGTACAGGCGGCATTCCCCGACCGAGGGAGAATGAAGTGCCCCGGTGCAGCTACTGAACGGATATAGAATTCACTGGTCATAAAAATCCAGTGATATATAGTGACATATTTCGGTATATTTCCCACTTGACATTTTGGCCTTAACGGCATAAGATAAGAGTGTAGCTAGTGTTATTGCTCTATGCTACGCTGTTTAATCAGCCCTTGGAAAGTAGGCCTCCCACAATAAGGGAATGTCGAATCCAAGGGCTTTTTGTTTTTCATATGCATTTGTATACATACGAGATAGATAGAAAGAAGGAAAGATGGACATGTCAAAAACGGCGATTCTTGTTGATGGCGGCTTCTACAGAAAAAGAGCCACTCATTTATGGGGCAAACATACCCCCGAGGAAGCTGCATCGGCTCTGTTTTCTTATTGTATGCGGCATTTGAGCGAGCGTAAGCACCAGCATGAACTAT